TGATCTTGATGAAGTCATTAAATCGCTAACAGAAGAAGATGAAGATGAAGAAGTAAATGAAGAAGATGATAAAGAAGCTGAACTAGAAGAAGCTTATAATACTATCAGATCTTTAAAAGATACACTTCAAGAAGTTAATCTTCTTAATGCTAAATTATTATTCTCAAACAAATTGTTTAAGGGTAATAACTTAAGTGAATCTCAAAAAATGAAAGTAATCGAAACATTCGATAGAGCTGCAAACTTGAGAGAAGTTAAATTAGTATATACTACTTTAGCTGAATCATTCACTGGCAAAACAGTTAAAAAAGGCTTAACTGAAGGCCTTGCTTCTAAAAAATCAAATTCAACTGCACCGAAAGGACAGATAGTTGAATCAAATGGAATGGCTGATCGAATGAAAAGATTAGCTGGACTATTGTAAAAAAATTATTAACGTATTAAGAAATAAGGAGACTAAAAATGTCAAACATTTCAAATTTATTAAACGACGCTAACAACACGTATAGACAACAGTTAGCTGAAACAAAGAAGTACGTTAGCAAATGGGAAAAAACAGGATTACTTGAAGGAATCGATCACGATTATGAAAAACATAATACAGCGATCTTACTAGAGAATCAAGCTAGAGAACTTGTAACAGAGAACTCAAAGATTGGTGGTGCTAGTTCTGAAGAGTGGAACGGTGTTGCTTTACCATTAGTTAGACGTATATTCGGCGAAATCTTTGCAAAAGAATTCGTTTCGGTTCAACCAATGAACCTTCCATCTGGACTAGTATTTTATTTAGACTTTAAATATGGTACAACATTTGGACCTAATCAAGTAACTGGTACTGATGTAATGGGTAATACCTCATCATCATCTACACCTTCTGGTGGACTTTACGGTAACGGTAGAGAAGGGTACACACTTGCAAGAAAGCAACATACTCTAGAAACTGGTGAAGTTAACTCAACTGCTGCTAACGGCGCTACATTTAACATTGCAACTTCAGCTTTATCTGCTGATATAGATTTAGATCTTATCGATACTGTATTCTTTACATCTGCATCTGTAAATGTAAATGCTGCTGGAACATGTACACTTGATGGAACAAATATTGTAGTTACTAACGCTAAAGGTGATGCGATGAGAACAGGTGATGTTCTTGTAGCAAACTTCTACGAAAATACTACTACTGCTGCTTCAAGAGGTGACTTCGAAGATTCAACTGCAACTCCTCCGGGATCTGTATCTGATGGATCTGATGATATCGGTATTCCAGAAATGAACGTTCAATTAAGACAAGAAGCTCTTGTTGCAAAGACTAGAAAACTTAAAGTTGTTTGGTCACCTGAATTTGCTCAAGACTTGAATGCTTATCACTCAATCGATGCTGAAGCTGAATTAACTTCAATGTTATCTGAGTACATCTCGATGGAAATCGACATGGAAATTTTAGCAATGTTAGATAGAGCTGCTTTACATACAGGTGAAACATTTGTATTATCTGGTTCAGAAGCTGGATATGTAGGTGTTGGTGCTGGTGTAGGTGCTTCTGCTAGATACGACTTTGGTACTTGGGTACAAACTTTAGGTTACCAAATGCAAAAAGTATCTAATCAGATTCACAAAGCTACAATGAGAGGTGGTGCTAACTTCGCTGTTTGTTCACCTGAGATAGCTGCATTTATTGAAGCTATGCCTGGATTCGGAACAGATGCTGATGGTGCTGGTACTCAATTTGCTGCTGGTGTAACTAAAGTAGGTCAGTTTGCTAATAGATATACTATCTATAAGAACCCTTACAGACAAACATCTGATGGTATCTTAATGGGCTTTAGAGGTAATCAATTCTTGGAAACTGGTGCTGTATATGCTCCATATATTCCATTAATTATGACTCCTCTAGTGTATGACCCAACTAACTTTACTCCTAGAAAAGGTGTAATGACTAGATACGCGAAGAAAGTTGTAAGAAAAGAATTCTTTGGTAAGATTGCGGTGACTATTCACTAATATTCTTTCTGAATAATTTAATATTAAGAGCCCGCTTTATAGCGGGCTTTTTTTATGTGTATATATGTACATACTGATATTTATTATAAATAAAGGGAGATTGTTATGGCGCAACCATTTTCACGAGACGCAGGTACAAAGAATAATAAAAAAGGATACCGCTTCTTATTATCGTTAAATGAAGAACAGAAAATAGCAAAAGCTCAAATACTAGATAATACAGTATCTATAATCCTTGGTAAAGCCGGATCGGGTAAGACCTTATTAGCGTGCCAAATCGCACTACAGGAAGTCCTACAGAAAAAACGGAAAAAAATAATTATTACCCGTCCGACTATATCTAAAGAAGATCTTGGACATTTACCAGGCAATATGGAAGAAAAAATGTCTCCTTGGGTAGCACCAATATATGGTAACATGTATCAGCTATTAAGAAAAGAACGAGTTGATAAGATGATAAAAGATGGACAAATAGAAATTGTACCGGTATCATATATGAGAGGTAGAACGTTTTTAGATTCTGCTGTAATTGTAGATGAATGTCAAAATCTTGATCATGAACAAACACTTATGATATTACAGAGGATAGGTTTAAATAGTAGAATGATGTTTTGTGGAGATTCACAGCAAATAGATCTTAAACGAGGTGGTGATAGTGGATTAAATTTTTTATCTAGCGTAACAACCGTTAAAGGATTACATACGTTTGAATTGTTATATAATCATAGACATCCTATATTAGAGGAAATACTTAACGTATATAAGCAAAAATTGGATAAATAAGTTCTAGTTTGATATTTATATACGACTAATAATATCTATAGAGGAAAAAATATGGCAACAAGAACAGTATAGGATGGTTCAGCTGCAGCAATAAGTCAAAGTACTCCTTTTGGAACATATGATAATGATTCTTTGTTTCAAAATGATGGACCTAAAGTAGCAGATTGGTGCGCTAGACGTATAGGGTATCCTATAGTAGATATCGAATTACAAGATACTAATCTTTTTGCATGTTTTGAAGAAGCAGTAACAGAATATTCATCACAAGTAAATAGATTTAATATAAAAGAAAATTTATTATCATTAAGAGGTAATTCTACATCTAGTAATTATACACACAAGCATTTTAACCCATCATTAAATGATATAGTTGGTATATCAAAAGCATATGGTACTGAAGCAGGTGTAGGCGGAGATGTTAATCTTTATTCAGGTTCTATTGCTGTATCATCAAGTCAACAAGTTTATGACTTAACTAATACTAACGACGTAACATATGAATCAGGTACACCTGGTACAGATGCTATAGAAGTTAGAAGAGTATTTTATGAATCAAGTCCTGCTATGACTAGATTTTTTGATCCTCATATAGGCTCTGGGTTAGGTTCACAGCAAATGTTAACACAATTTGGGTGGGGTAATTATTCTCCTTCAATTAATTATTTATTAATGCCGATGTATGATGACCTTTTAAGAGTACAAGCAATCGAATTTAACGATCTTATTAGAAAATCATCATATTCTTTTCATATACAAAATAATAAATTAAGAGTGTTTCCTGCTCCTGATGCTAACTATACAATGTATTTTCATTATATAAAAGTAGATGATAGAAAGAATTTTGCAACTACTGCTGATATATCTGACTTTTCTAATGCTGGGTATAATAACATGGCTTATACTGCAATTAATGATCCTGGCAAACAATGGATTAAAAAATATACATTAGCTTTAGTAAAAGAATTATTAGGATCAATAAGAGGTAAGTACGGAACTATGCCTATACCTAACGGAGATGTTTCATTAGATGGAGATACTTTACGTTCTGAAGGTGCTGCAGAAAGAGATGCATTAATTTCTGAATTAAGAGAAGATCTAGAATCAGCATCAAGAAGAAACATGATGGAAAAGCAAAATGATATTGCTAATTTTCAACAAGAAACTATGAATAAAATGCCATATGGCATATACATTGGATAATTATTATGCCTATATTCGGTAGATTAAAAGATAGACAACTGATTAAACATTTCAGTAAAGAGGTAATGGGAAACATTATTGATACCCCTGTGCTTGTTTTTAAACCGTATATTACTAAAACTAATACTAATTTGTATGGTGAAGGTGTTAATGGTGATAAAAATTGGAGACCTGGTATACGGTTAAATGCACTTATAAATAGAGAAGATCAAGAATATCAACAACTTGATTATGGTATCGATATGATGCAGAAAGCGTCATTTAGTTTTTTAAATGAAGATATATCAGCATTAAATACTAATATTGTAGAAGGTATAGATGAAGAATTATCTGGATTTGCTATTGAAATAGGCGATTTATTATATTACGACTCTCAATATTGGGAAATAGATAGTTTAATTAAAAATCAATATTTATTAGGTAGAAATCAAAACGTAATAGAAGGCGATGGTGTTGATTTAGGTTTTAGTAGTGAAAGTGAAATGCACGGAGAAAGTTTATCTACTGTTGCACAAGCGCACTTAACTAGAAGAACTAAAGTTAATATTGAAACACCAACACAAATAAGTAGAACAAATACAACAAATAATATAAGCGGATTATATAGATAATGGCAAATAATAATCAAAAACAAAATAGGCTTAATGTAAAGAGAGAAGATCAAAAGAGACGTGATAATGATACTCTTAAAGATATTTCTATAGGCTTATATGATATTGATGAAACTATTAAATATTATTTTGATGATATAATAAAACTACAAATTACTGGAGTAGATGGTAATGTAGAAAAAGTACCAGTAATGTATGCATCTCCTGAAAATTGGAAAAGTTTTCAAACAAATGATTTAAAACGTGATAGTAGAGGTAAAATACAATTACCTGTATTAGTATTTA